TATTGAAAAACTTAAACCCTATATGGGGAAAGAAAAAATAGCAGGAAAAGCAGTAAAGCTATTAGATCAAAAAGCATTGACATTAGATCCAGATGAAATAGCCCATTTAAACAGTCGTGTTGTTAATGGGTATTTAAAAGATTTTGAAAGAATATATCCAGAATTTAAAGATATAAATGATAGGGATAAAGGATTCATGTTTGCAGCATTTTATCATGGATCATTAAAAGGTTATGAAAGTTTTAGAGAGGACTACCTAGAAACACAGAGTATACCAACTGCTTTAAGAACAGGGTTGTATAATTTAATTTCTAAGGATGGACCTGATAGGAATAGGTTAGATAAAGCATTAGCTTGGTGGAACAGTCAATCTGAAACACCAGAGACACCTTTATCAAAACCTTTAATGTAAGCTACCCTAATAATAGGCACTTACACAACCGTAGCAGCCACCCATGAGCCATGTGGCACTGCATATAAGGAGAAGAAACTATGGCAAAACAAAAAGGGCATCGTGCCAACAAACCTAATGACAACAAAGGCACTATTAACGATGATAAACTTTACAAAGGGAAATATCGTGAAGAAGTGTATGTTGAGGATGAAGAAGTAGAAACAAAACCACAAGAAGAACAAGTTGACCCTGTTGAAGAAAAAACAGCTACTCAACCGATTGGAGAAAGTTTTGTTGAAAGTAAGCAAGACCACGACTATAAAAAACGTTATGATGATTTAAAACGTCATTATGATGCAAAAGTAGCCGAGTGGAAAGAAAAAGAAAATAGTAACAATTCTTTTAAAGAAGTATCAAAAGATATTCGTATACCTCAAACAAAAGAAGAATATGATGACTTGAAAAATACTAACCCAGAATTGTATAATACTATAGAAGCTTTATCTAACGCTAAAGTTGACGAGAAACTTAAAAATATAAATAAGGAACTTGATGACTATAAAGGTCGTGCTACACAGTTACAACGAGAGAAAGCATATGAAGAGCTTTTGAGGTTGCAACCTAAATTTGACAAACTAAAAACAAATGAAAAGTTTTTAGAGTGGTTATCAAAACAACCTTCATCTATATCAGATGGCATTTATAAGAATAGTACAGATGCTCAGTGGGCTTCCAGAGTCATAGATTTATATATGGCAGATACTGGTAAGTCAAAACGAGAAATTGCAAAAGATGATGATGCTGCCGCATCCGTTCAAGCTCCTCAAGCAAGAGAAGTTACAACAGATGGTAAAAATAAAAGAGTATGGAAAGCATCTGAAATCGAAAGAATGAAACCGTGGGATTTTGAAAAGTTTGAAAAAGACATTGATAAAGCAAGATCCGAAGGTAGAATTGATTTCTCATCCTAAATTTTAACAACTTTTAAGGAGAAAGCTCATGGCTTTTAATAGTGCGTCAGGTCATAATAACCTGCCTAGTGGTAATTTTACACCACAAATATTTAGCCAAAAAGTTTTAAAATTTTTCCGTAGGGCTTCGGTTGTGGAAGACATAACTAATACAGACTACTACGGTGAAATTGAGAACTTTGGCGACACCGTGAAGATTATCAAAGAACCAACGATTACACTCTCATCGTATTCTAGAGGTGCTGTGATTAATCCTCAAGATTTGGCTGACGACCAAATCACAATGGTAGTCGATCAAGCAAATGCATTTGCATTTAAGATCGATGACATTGAAGAACGTCATTCACACGTAAACTTTGAAGCGTTAGCAACTTCATCAGGTGCGTTCTCACTAAAGAGAGCATATGATGCTAGTGTTTTAACAGAAATGGCAAACAATGCTGGTATCACTGGCACTTCTAGTACATTTGGTGCAGTAAATGCTCCATTGGATTTTGATGCCAATACAGACAACTGTGTAAACGCAATGCTGAATATGGCAAGAGAACTTGATGATGCTTCTATTCCTGAAGAAAATCGTTTTTTCGTAGCACCACCTAAGTTCTACGAGCAAATGTATAAAGCAGGTTCAAGGTTTGCTGAAGTGCAAGTAACTGGTGATGCTACTTCACCATTACGTAATGGTCTTGTTACACAACAGCCTATTGCTGGATTTAATTGTTACAAGTCTACAGCACTTAATAATGGCACTGGAACTGACCTTGTGCAAGCCACTGGACAAGATACAACAAATGATTTTGTTATTTTGGCTGGTCACATGTCATCAACTGCTACAGCTTCGCATATTGCAAAAACAGAAGTTGTACGCTCAACCGAAACATTTAGCGATATTGTACGTGGTCTTCACGTCTTTGGAAGAAAAGTCCTTAGACCAGAAGCACTTGCAGTTGGCTTTTGTGCAACAGACTAGGGGGAATTAACTTATGGCTAGATATTATGTCACTGGTGCTACTGCTGCAGTAGCAGTAGGTAAAAAACTACAAGTTGCAGAAGTTGTCTTAGATTTTTCCTCTACTAACTTAGCAGTGGGAGACATCGTAGATGCTCTTGAAATTCCAGCCGATACTTTGGTATTAGCGGCTGGTATTGAGGTTATTACTGCAGCAGGTTCAGGCTCACCTACTATGGATTTAGGAGACGGTGCTGCCGCAGATACTTGGGTAGATGGTCTTGCTGGAAATGCGGCTGGTTCTTCAGTTGGCTCAACAGCAAAATACTATGCTTCTGCAGACAACCTTGATGTTCTTGGTATTACTGCAGCATTTGACGGAAAGATTCGTGTGTTTGCCGTTCTCTCTGAATTAGGAGATTCTGGCTTGCAAAATGCAATCACTCCTTCAACAACTCAATAATTTATTTGGGGGCAGGGCAACTTGCCCCCTTTTACTATGATATGGGTTCTTCTAATTTTTTTATCTGGCACAGTCCAAGATAGTATATATTTTGACAATCTAGATACATGTTTAAAGATTGCAAAAAAGATTAGAGATCAAAATTGGAGTCAGTCTTTGGCAGGAGATAAAATTTGGGTCAAAGCTTACTGCGTTCCTCAGAAAGTCGAATAATGGCAAGAAAACCAGATAAACAACCACCACGAACAAAAAAATATTATCGATCTACCAAGTCTGGTGCAGGTATGACTAAGGCAGGTGTGGCGAAATACAGACGAGATAATCCCGGAAGTAAACTTAAAACAGCCGTTACAGGTAAAGTTAAAAAGGGAAGTAAGGATGCCAAGCGTAGGAAATCATACTGTGCTAGATCTGCAGGACAGATGAAAAAGTTTCCTAAGGCGGCGAAAGACCCCAACAGCAGATTAAGACAAGCACGAAGGAGATGGAAGTGTTAAAAAAAGTACCAGCTAAAAATAAAGGATTAAAAAAATTACCGACAGCAGTTAGAAATAAAATGGGATTTATGAAAAAGGGTGGTAAAGTAAAACCTGCAATGAAATACGGAGGGGGTCTTAAAAGTGGCATCAAAAAAATCAAAAAAAAGTAAGGGTGCAACACCTAAAAACAAAGCCTTATACGCAAGAGTAAAGGCTGAAGCAAAACGTAAATTTAAAGTATATCCATCTGCATATGCAAATGCATGGTTAGTGCGTACATATAAGAAAAGGGGTGGAACTTACGCATAATGGCTAAACCAAAAGGTGGACTAACAAAATGGTTCAAAGAAGATTGGCGAGATGTTAAAACTGGCAAAAAGTGTGGTAGATCTGGTAAGGAAAAGAAATCTAGACCGTATCCTGCATGTCGCCCTAAATCTGTAGCTGGAAGGATAAGTAAATCAGAAGCACGTAAGAAGACAGGACCTAAAGCTGTAAAATGGTCTGTTACTGCTTCTGGAAGAAAACGCAAGAAGACAAGGAGAAAAGCGTAATGTGGATTCCAGTAATAACAATTCTATGGGCATTGGGTGAAACATCAACATGGGTAAACTTTCCAATGGTCAATTTTCCATTTACTTCATCTGACAATTGTTATGAGTATGTAGCAAAAGTGAGATCTAGTATAACACAAGATCCTCAATATTTAAATGGATATAGCACTTGCGTATACATTGGTAAACCAATAGGAGAAAACACATGAGTAAAAGATTAGGAAGGTACGGTAATTATCCAAGAAGACCCAATACAGATCTTGATAAGTATGATGACAGTAGCCAACCCTATGTACCTAAAGTTAACCGTGCAGTTATAAGAGAAAATACTGTGCGTAATAGAAAAGGTGAAACAGAAATAATAGGAAATGCTCCTAATGTTAATTACC